TACACCTAATTCTTTAGCTGTTCGTATTAATTTTTCTCTAGATTTTGCATTGTTTTCTGCAGCATCTAAAAAAGCATGATAATCTTCTAAGGAAATTGTAACTGTACCAGTCATTACATTATACCTAAACAGTGATATTCTGAAACTAGTACATAAGATACTTCGTCTACCTCTATGATCATACCTGCAACTGCAGGATCTATCATAACAGTATCTCCTTTTTTAACGTTTTTTGTTTCAGGACCTACATCTAATACCTCTAACACATTGGTTACCAGCTTATTAGACGCTTCCTCACTTAAAATAATGCCTGAATCTGTTTTCTTTTTTCTAGGATCTGGTAATAGGATCCAGTCTCTAAGTGGTTTAAAGTTGATTTTTTTCTTCGCCATTTTATTTAGTTTTTAAATTCCTGACAAAGATATAAATTATTTTTTTATACTTCCAAATAATTTAAGTATTTTTTTAAATTGGATATAACTTTCCCCCTTGAGGATCCTATTTCAAGCGTTGATTTCACTCTAGCAGTGCTCCTTATCTCTAAAGGACCCAAGGATACTAAAACTGGTGTTAATTCACCACACATACCTGTGTGTAATGTATCCTAACTAGAGCTTATACGTTGCTCTTTTTCCAACTACCGGAGAAAATCTCACTCTTATTTAGAGTTACCAATCCGATGTCTAATCCCGTTTTTGGTTACCAGGGGATGATAATGTTGGACTGCAAAATTAATAAAAAAATATTATAATGCAACTAAAAATACAAAAATCATTAAAAAAATATAAATGACTGGAGTTATATCTATTGTTTTCATACTACAAATATATAAGTACTCCCCCTAATTTGTGTTAAGGGAATGTTAAATTTTCATATGGAAAAAATTTTTTTTGGGGAGAGTTATCGAGCGTGTGAGGGTATTTAGAAAAGCACCCCACCTGGTCCCCAAAGTTCAAAGACCTCCGGGTCTAATTATTAATCTAAAATTTAAGACAATGTCAAATTTTATCACAGGTAGTATTCTGTTCGGTAAGTTAATAACTCACACGAACAAACACGATGAAGAGATAAACTCTTCTATCGTCACCATCAAACAAGTTGATGGGTCAATCTCTCAAGTATTTGCTTACGCAAATGACATTCGAGATCAGGATGTAATCTTTTGTTCAAAGATTCCACACGGAACTCCACTCTACGAGGGAGGTCCTAACTCCGAAGTAGGTAAAGACTTACTCTTCGAAGGTACATCTTCTGTTCAGAAGTTGAAGACAGTCAATGAAACATTGACAGTTTGTAAAGAATTCTCCCTTTAGGGAGTTTTCTTTTCTTTTTTATATATATATCTATCTATTACCTGTGTGTTGATTGAGTCTGTGTGTGTGTTTGATGGTAAGTAATCACTTAAAATAAAACAAGTATTGTGATAAATCAAAAAAAGACATAGAGTGTTGTGTTAACTAGTGCACAACCT